GCAAAACGTATCAGCTGAAAATACAACGTTTACTATGCCTGCAGAAAATGTTGTAATACAGGCCGCTTATAAACTAAAAGAGTTTACGGTAACCATAACGAATGATGGAAATGGCTCTGGGTCATCGTTGGGTGCGACTACGGTAAATCAAACTATCACTCTGACTAGTACTCCTGATGCGGGGTATCAATTTAAAGAGTGGGAGGTTGTTTCTCCGGTAGCCCTTAATATTGTAAATAATGCGACATTCACTATGCCTGCAGAAAATGTTCAAATAAAAGCGGTTTTTGAGCTCAAGGAATTTACTGTCACAATTGAAAAGTCAGGTGAAACTTCGGGAGGAGTCCCAACTGGTGGTGGCACTTATACTATGGATCAATCGGTTAGTATAGACGCCGTAGTAGCTGAAGGGTATGAATTTGATGGCTGGAGTGTTGCTAGTGGCGGCACTACCCTGCAAAACGTATCAGCTGAAAATACAACGTTTACTATGCCTGCAGAAAATGTTGTAATACAGGCCGCTTATAAACTAAAAGAGTTTACGGTAACCATAACGAATGATGGAAATGGCTCTGCGTCATCGTTGGGTGCGATTGCGGTAAATCGAACTATCACTCTGACTAGTACTCCTTATGCGGGGTATCAAATTAAAGAGTGGGAGGTTGTTTCTCCGGTAGGCCTTAATATTGTAAATAATGCGACATTCACTATGCCTGCAGAAGATGTTGAAATAAAAGCGGTTTTTGAAGCGAAGCCAGCTTATTCATCAGAATTGGGAGCCCCTACTGCTCGTATAGTAGGCACTGACGTGTCCTTGAGTCAAGATGGAAAAATTAGGGCCGTAATAAAAGGGAGTAAACCTATTGTTCAAAATTATAATACTACAAATAATACATGGGAAGATGAATGGGCGCCAACAACCATAACCGCGTATAAAGTTTCCTTATCTGCAGATGGGACAATACTGGCTGTTGGTTATAATAACTTTGATGATAAAAAGGGTAAAGTTGTTGTCTATGAAAATGATAATGGAAATTGGCAACAAAAAGGGTCGCAACTTACTGGAGAAAAAGGAGAATGGGTAGGAAATAGCTCGAGCGTTCAAAATTATCAATTTCAAGGAGATCGTTTTGGTAATAGTTTAGCGTTGAGTAACGACGGACTCACTATGATTGTGGGATCTTATTCGGCTGCAGGCTCATTCTTTCATAGAAGCACAGAATACTTCTTTGATCGGGGAGGGAGAGTTCAAGTCTATCAGTTTGCTAATGGAAACTGGAGCCAATTAGGTGCAGATTTTACGGGAGAGAGTCTGTATTTAGGGTATGGTGACGAGGTGAGAATAAGCGGAAATGGCTTGGTTGTAGCCTTCACTAATTATTATTGGAGCAACGATCATGATGGGAATAAATTACATGTATATGAGTGGGCCTCGAACACATGGGTAGAAAGAACAGGTGTGAGCGCTTTTAATAACTTCAATCAAATGGGATCGCCATTTGATTTCTCTATAAACAGTAATGGATCTGTGCTTTCTGCGGGGAGGTATAGTTCTTTTGGTGGCGACGGATCTGTAATAATATATAGATACGCAAATAGTTCTTACTCCAGTGAGATTATATCGGCGGAGAGTACTAATAATATGGTTTTTGGGTACAAGGTAGATTTAGATGATTCAGGTAATTATTGCGTTATATCTGAAAATTATTCGAATATTTCCGACTCGGGTAACGAGCATATTTACGTTTACCATTATAGTGGTGGCCAGTGGAGCAATATAGGCAAAGTGTCGGGAGGAGCAATTTCATCATGGGGAAGCACAGAGACAACTAAGGTCGTACTAAGCGGAAATAAAAATGTAGTTGCTGCAATTGTAGGAGGAAAAGTAGTCCACTTTCTTTGAGTCCAAAAACTATAAAATAACATTTTTTCTTTTAATATAATAATACATGAGCAAGCCTTTTTACAGATACGAAGATGTTCCAGTGTTGCTAGCGACCAAAGGTAGTGAGCCAATTATGGTTTTTGCTAGTTCTGCTGGACTTTCTGCGAGCCAACCGATAGAGGCTAAAAAATTCCTAGAAGACCATAATATATCTTTTGCATTACAGACTGGGGATGTGCATTTTACAGGAGCTTATGAATCTGGCTTTTTGATGGGCCCAAGAAATGGCCCAGGCGTAAAAATGCCTGAATCGGTTGAGACTATACCAAGTGGTTACAAGATAGCGTATCCAGGAGGACAATCTTTATATTTAACCGAAGATTTATCTGCTGGAGATTACTATATTAAGGTGAGGTCTACCGGTGATACATTATTGGATTATGATAGGGATATAGAATACGGAGAAGTCGATGTTTTGAGGAATTATGCGGCATCAAATGTTGTAAGGGGTGTGTTGAATATTTCCTACTATATGAACACTGGGAATCTTCATACGTTTGCAAACTTGACTGGATTATTGGATCCAAATATTTACCCACAAATTAATGAAGAGAAAATTACAGGATCATTTGGTGATTATATTTTTGAAGACGCATACTTGAGGGAGTTGAATTTTTCGGCACAACCTTTTCAACCAATAGAGTCGAGACTAAGCATAGATATATATGGAAAAATGGAATACCGTGAGGGGTTGTCGCAGTCAATACTTGACGATTATGGATGCTTGAAAGAGAATCAATTTAGCATACCTCACGCAGTCAATACTAAGCTTGTTGGTGCGTCCGGAATTGGCATAAATTACCCGCTTAATTTTGATTATACTATATCGTCACAAAGATCCCCAGAGGTGCCGGTCCCATTAAGCGGTAAAATTAGCGAAGATGGAGAGGTGCCAGTTCGGGTCACGAAAGATAACATAGATATCACTATAAAAATTCAAGGAGAGAAGCTTGATCCATTTCTAAAAATATCAGGACAAAGAGCTAACGTCACAGTTGAGCTTTCTGATATTGGATTCAATAAGGAATTCACGGACAATAACGAAGGGTTGATGAATAAATTTTCTCTAGCCGGAAGTTTGATTTATCCTGATATGCCATCTCAAAAGCTAAGGGATTACGGGGTTGTAGAGGAAGATAATTTAAGCGTTTCAGAGGGTGGCTTTTTAAAGGGCACTGCAACAATAAAGCAGTCTTACAGGTAATGGATATACCAGCTTCATTATGGAATACTGGAAGGCGGTATAAGAAAGACGATATAGTTCAAATCGCAAACTTGGCCCTTCCTGGTGATGAATATAGGGACAAGGATGGAGATCTAGTTCAACCTATCACTACTAATGATTATCTTCAATTACAAACAGATAAAGAGTACGTAATATCTGCAGATGTCTTGAGCGAGGTAGATGTAATAGATAGCCAAGAAGTTACCATAGGTACATATTTTAATATCAACAAAAACCTGAATTACTCGATAGGATGTATGGTTAAGAAATTAACCGAATCGTCTTCAACCATAGATGACCAGAAAACATATATTACTCAACCATCTGAGGGAGTTGTTGATTTGGATAGTTCTATAGGCGTAGGAATAGGTGTTAAATTCCTAGACAGTCTTGGAGAGAAAATAAAAGTTTCAAATCTTAGGGATAATCACAGGTTAATGGCTGGTAGCGAGCTTAATGATAGTGAGTATTATAACGTATTGTTAGATATAGAGGCAAGTTCAATACCTGATGGTGCGGTTGGCGCATATTTATTTGTATTTGTGTACGGTATGAGGTCTGGTGGTTTTATGTTCAAGAAGCCTTTTGCATCTAATTTGGGTAGGTTTTTTTATTGCATTGAGGATCATGATTCTGGTTTTGGGAAAGAGCCAAATTCAGAAGTAGGTTCAAGGTATTGGACTCAAGATTTTGTATGGAGACCTTCTTATGGGTCAAAGTCAGATTTTGTAGCTATAAATGATGAGTTAAAGATGGGAGAGGGTAAGAATTATGTAACTAGCATGGCCATAAATTCTTTACCAATGGAATTGACTTTGAACTTTAATAATAGAACAGATTCTGAAACTAAAGCCATAGTTCATTTTTTACAAGAAAAGTCATTTGCTTATAATTCAATTTTTAGTTTAGATTATAAAGGTAATAGATTATTGTCAAGCGATGTAGCTTCTTTTAATTTTAAATATAGTTACCCCTATAAGGATGATTTAAAGTATACTTGTACTGAATTTGATCATTCGATAGTTTATAGAAATAAAAACAATATCAAGGCTAAATTCGTATGCAATACTGAGAGCACTTTGGCTAGCTTCGAGAGTCACGCTGGATACAACAAAAGAGTTGACGCTTTGATACCTATATTTATAGACGAAGTAACTCACTTTAAAAAAGGAGAGCAAATAAGCTTAAATACATTCACTCTCGAGGGGGACGATGGAGCAAAGAAAATAGAGCCAAGTAATATATTAAGAGTAAAAAGATACGACGAACCGGGAGAACTTACAAAAGGTTTAATAATATGTAAAGAGCCAGAAAAGTTCGAGGAAGGGGATTGTGTTTTTGTAAAAGTAAAAGATCCAGAAAACTCTATATACAATGTAGGGAAAACAAAAATATATAAAAAAATATCTCAAACTGAATTTGTTTTTCACCCGTTATTGGAAGAGGGGTCATATGAAGACGTGGTAAATTTAAGGGCTACATCTTCGGCTGGAGAAAATACTTCAGCGCAATGGTTCGATGAGGATGTCAGTAACCAATTGAAGATAAGAGAAGAAGATATTGTTTTTGATAATGTATCAATAGTCAGAATGGCTGTGTGCCCTGAGGATTGTGCAGACAGTAAGGTTTTGATGCCAGAGGGAGTGTCTATTATACCTGCAACTAGCGAAGATCCGGCAACCGGAGAAAGCAGAAAGAGGCAAGTATATTTAAAAAACTACAGAAGGCTACAAATAGACTCAGAGATCACTGCGGAGACTCAAACTGTTAAGTTTACTCCTATGGAGAATTTTACACTGGAAGCAAAGGATGACTTCTGGCTGCTTATTTCTGCTGTTCAAGGCAGGAGCAGCTTATACATAAAAGATCCAGACGAAATTCCAAAATACCCTTGGTTAGAAGTTAGAACCTTTGATCACAAGCCAAGTTTAAATTTCAACATAAATCACACTCCAGAAAATATACAAACAAGTTTCCTTAAATACTACAATAAGAAATATAAGAAAGAATTAAATTCTAATCTATCTACATTTAATGTAGTTTTTGATAAAAGGAGCGATCAGGAGGCTGCCGAAATATTGCAGTTCCTTGAGAGTCATCTTGGGCACAAGAAATTTAGGTTTCAAATGCCTAGGCCATATTTAAAAGATACAAGCGCGACGACTTCTCCGAGTAGACCTTTCATTTCAACTTTTTATTGTCCTAGCTGGGGGCACGATATAGTTTACAAGAATAATCATAGTATTACGGCAACCTTCATAGAGTCCACAACCTCAATAGAAGAAGATTTACGTAATGTTTTTGGCATAGGCAGGGAAGAGCAGAAGCCTTGCTATGGAGCTGAGCTTTTTGACCCTGTTACTAAATTTGAATTATGCACCTTTTCTTCGATATTGCAGGCCACAAATGGAATTGGATTCCAGGTAGTAGAAGGTGAGAACGAGCAATTGATCGGAAAGCCTAAAGCTGTTGATTTAGTTTTTATAGTTGATACGACGGGCAGTATGACTAACCAGAGTATAGAGACGAATGGAGTCACTAAAACAAAGTATCAGGTATGTATAGATATACTTTTGAAAATGATAACAGCTCACGATAGCTATATCATGCCTGGAACCGAATCATATAATGGTGAATTTAACACTCCAGCATTAAGCTTTGGTTCGAATAGTGGTGATGACACTATACCTCCATGGCCAGCAGATAATGAAGTCTTGAATAGCTTGTTACCTAAACTTTACGATCCGCTAAAGGAATTGCGAGATTCTCTTGAAAATGAGGGTTATAATTTAGAAAACCTAGATAGATTTAAAATAAAAATAGACCAAAAAAGAGTAAATCTTGGTTTTATACTGATGGCAGATCCTAGGCAGGTGATACAGGACGTATCAGATTACCCTAATTCATTCGACAAGGTGCAGTCTTATAAAAGTATAAACGTAAAAGATCCACAAAGCGTACTAAAAGAAGATTCGCCTAGAGCAGTTAGTCAGGCTTTGGCTCAATTTTATAATAGTCCACGAGCTGAACATGTGACAGATAGAATAGTTATAATGCTAAGCGATGGAGTTTTTACTAGCGATGATGCGGCTATGCCAGGAACTAATTACGATCAGTTTTATAGTCAATACACTCTTGACATGTGCGCTCAATTAAGAAAAGGTGGAGATTTGGCGGTTAGAAGACCATCTGACGAGGTGCTCAAGAAGTATGGATACGGAAGTCAGACGCCTTTTAATAAGCTAGAGAATTATAAAACAAAAGAAAAAGATGGGGGGGTATCTCAATACAATAACCCAGACCTTGAAAAAGAAAACCCTGTCTGGTACAATGAAGAAATGCCGACGGTATTTATGTTTGCCAGAGTGGGTATACCTGGCCAATTATCAACTTACGCTCCAAACTATGTTTATGATTATGATAAACCGGCGCCGTATTTAGAGCCACCAAGCAAGACTCCTCAATTCTTTTTTCCAATAACGCAGGCGGGCGACTTGAATGGCGAAGTAACTAGAATGATGGACCTAATAAAAATTGTAGAAATGCTCACCAATGATAATGGTTATCAAAACGTGTTCTCAATAGTGTTATATAATTGCGGGCCTCATGATGTGCAACTTAAGAATACACTAGTAAACATAAAAGGCCAAGCTGGCCCGCTAAAATATACAACCGAAATCTTAAAGGAAGGAATACCTAAGGGTGGTAACGTTCGTGACTTAAGTTATACCCAACCATACCAAAGTAAAGCATTAATAAATCAAGGTTATGGTGGTCAATATTATGGAGATCTAAATAATCAGGATTTATTTTCAGACGAATCAAGAGATTCAAATATATTGTGGTCTTCATTTAATACGAAGTACGAAGTATCTAGGGAAGGGTTTATTGAAAATATAAATGGAGGTTGGGCTGAGAATTCAACACTAAGTGAGGGAGTAAAGAATGTGGGTGTCGCTTTCAAGGGAATGCCTATAAGGGTATTTAAGGCGGATTCAGGTTTGGAAATAACGGACTATAACATAGGCAATGTTCACGCTGGCAACCAATACAGAGGCGATTATTCACACTTGCCGGTGATTAAACCTGGGGAGAAACTTGATTTGTTTTTTGGAATAAAAACTAACAAGCTGAGCGATTTTTCTGAGAACGTGCAATTATTAATAAATTCAGACGATGGAACGATGAGGCAGATGGACTGTTATGCTAATTATGAGTTCGACATACTCATTCCATCAAGCAAAGAGATTGTAGGTGATACCAAAACCGAAGACAAGGGTCCAAAGAATTGCCAGAGTGTATGGATGAATTCAAATCTTGTTATAGATCATCCAGAATATGGAAAAGTTTCTTTTGATAGCAGCCCTAAGTTGCCCATCGCCCCAACATACAACCCTTGGGCTTTAAGGAATTTCGCAGACAAGCCGCCGACATCAGGGGGTAATTCTTTCAAGATGTGCAACATAGCTTCAGCTCAAACATATACATTTTCTCAACCAATAAGAAATCCTCTTTTGGCTGTTTATAGTTTGGGGAACCCTGGTTTAAGCGTGACCATAAAAACAAGTACCAAAGTTATCGATTATTCGGGAGGAGCAAAATCAGCTGACCATTCTACTATAGTTGTTGATACAGACTTTAGCTTCAAGGGGCCAGAGGCTTTTGGAGTCCTTCAGTTTCCAGGAGAACATACAAGTATAACTTTAACGCCAAACACCGCTGAGTGTTACTATAGTCTCGTATGGGGGTTGCAATATTGCCCATGAGTTTTATAACTGAACAATCTGGGGTATGTCTCTCTCCTTCCGGTGGAACTGTCTATGCTGCATGCAATTGGTTTATCGATGAATATGGGCAGCGGTATTTGAATACGGAGGAGAGCAAGAGAATACTTCCAGAAGGGAATTGTTTACCGATTACTAATTTTGATTGTGACTCTAGTAGGAAAACGGTTGATAGTGGTAAGTTTGTATCAATTGTAAATACGTGCAGCTTGCCAATAACTATTACTGGTTTTAGAAATTCAGACCCCGAAAGGTTTTCTATATTGAGGTACCCTGAATATGCCGGATTTTCTGAATACACAACGGGGAACACTGAAGAATTACCTTTTACTGTTGAGCCCTTTCAGAGAAAAGTGGTTAATGCATTTTTTCATCCATTAATATCTGAACTTACAAGTGGGACTCCTGGAAAGTTAGAGAATAGAAATGGAGATAAATTTAGAGCAAAAATAGATATTCTTCCTGGATTCGAAGTCTTGAACTGTCAGAAGGAAAACTTTGTTTCTGTGCTTTGGTGGGATGGATCATGTGGCGGAGGTGGAGATAACTTAATACTAATGGATCAACCAATCGAGAGTTCTGGCCAATGGTTTGAGCCATCAGGGTTAGATTCATATATAGTAAGGACTGGAATATATTACCCAGAACAAGAAGCCGCTCAATATTTTGATCATACAGGACAAGACGTAACATTAACGGAAGACTATGAGCTTCCATCAAACTATTGTTCCGCATCGTTTAAGCTTGAAGCTGAGTTTTTGTGCGAAGCCGTTGATAGGAAATTTTTAAACAATGATGACAACTTCATAGAGCCAGACTTGTCGATAATCAAAAAAATACAAAACCAATACTCATTAAGTAAGAAAAAAACGATAGAGCTAAATATAGCAAACAATACCTCTGTGCAGAATATTTTTACAGGACTTAGGGATTGCTCTGTGGCTTACGCTTCAATGCTGAACAACATGAATCCAATTTGGCACGAAGCTTATGGAGATGTTGGGATATCTGGATCTCTTGGCGCTTTTCATTCTTTGGTTGATGGGCTAATCAGAGCGGGGCAAGACGGTGATATTAATAATTTAATTATGTCAACTTTACCTCCAACGAATATAAATTATGGTGACGCCGAGATTCAAGTATCTTACACGAGTAATAATACAGGACAAGTGGAACTAGATGGATACCTATGGACAGGCATGGTCATAGAGAATAAGTCGGTGAAAAATGCTGGAGACTTGACAAATCAAGCGGTGTTTTTTAATGCCCAGGTAATTTCGGGACCTCAAGAAGATGTCAGAATGTTTATAGTTGATAGCGGCGATTTTAATCTATACCCAATGAAAGAAAAAATATGAGTATATATAATATGTCATCGGGAGATAGTGACCCAAATAATGATTTTTTGAGAATGCATATAGCTATGGATGCAGATTCAAGTTCAACTATCACAATTTTCAATAGCGGCAATGCAGGGGTCGTTAAATATAGTACAAATTCTGATTACGCATGGAAGGTCGAGAGAATTAAATACATATCAGAAGACACAAGAGCATTAAAAGCTTCAGAGAATCAAAGGGTTGGGTACCCTGAATCTATATCCTGGATCCCTGGTTCGTTGATATCGCCGCTATCGAGCTCGGAGGAAGTGAAGGTTGGTGGCCTGAAATCATTTACAAGTAAGGATGACTTAAATGGAGCGCAATATCTAAAATCAGGACACCTAGTACTAGAAGAACACTATGAAGAACAATGGAGCCCGCAGGGTATAATTCAAGTATCAAATGTTTATTCGGAGTACGGAAACATGCCGTTTGTTGACATAGAGAATAAAGATATAGAGTCCACAGGTGTTATAAATTTATATTCATCCTCTCTAAAGGGTTGCATTTTTAGCATCGACATAAAGAGGAATTTCATAAGTGGAGAGGCTAATGAGGCGGGCAGTATACTTCTATCAGATCAGATTGATACAAAATCAAGTAGCTCAGTAAGAAAAAACGATACAATCAGCGAGTGGAATAGTATATTTGAAATAAATAAAAACTGCAACGCTGACTCTATATTTAAAAACGGAAAAAATAGAGACGAAGTGTTTGCAGAAGAATTAAAGTCATACCTAGATGACACTTGGCACAACAAGCTAAAGAGAAACTTGTGGGGGGATTATATAGATAATGAAAATATAGAATTAAGCTCAAGAGATCCGGAAACGCTAAAGAATCATATATTTTATTGTTTTTATTATTTTGGAGCTTCTGATGATATAAATATACTTTCTAATGCCAGTTTTTATGCTAATGAGGGGTTGAGTTGGTATATCGGTCTTGGTGGTAAAAGTTTATTCTCAGACAACATAAGGTCAATGAAAACTGAGTTGAGTTACCTCCCAGTCATATCCAAAACTAAAAAAGTAACAAAAGTTTATGGCTTGCCACCTAGAACAACTTATTCATATAATTTACAAAACAATATTAATATTGCTGATTTTATTGATTGATTAATTTATAATATATATATCATGAGTAATACAGAAAAGAATATTAAAACTTTATTTGAATTGGATCCTTCTGCTATTATATGTTTGTATAGAATAAACTTAAGAGAGAAGGGTCAGTATTTATTTCATGCTGGAGAAAATGGATATAAAAATAAACTAGTATTCAATAGCCAAGAGTACGATTTTTTTCCTATAAAGGTTGATGGATTTGAAACTCCGGGAGACGGAAGGCTTCCTAGACCAAAGATGACGTTTACCAATCACCAAGGAGTAATTTCTTTGCGGCTTAATTATTTTGACGATTTTATTAATTATAAGGTTACTAGGGTAAAGACGTTTGTTAAGTATTTAGATGCAGTTAATTTTCCCCATGGTGTTAATCCTCACGCCGAGCCTGATCCTGATGCGGCTTTTGGAGAGGATGTTTTCTTTGTTAATCAGAAAACAAAAGAAGATGATAATATAGTGGAATTTGAACTTGTATCCCTGCTCGAGTTAGAGAATGCAAATGTTCCAGCTCGAACAATTTATTCCAACAACTGCCCGTGGAACTACAGGGGCGCAATTGGCTGCGGTTATAACGGAAAACCTATATCGGACGCGAAGAATAAGAGGTTTGTGCCGAGCGGATATCATCCTGTAAAAATAGGCGATAAGTTTTTACCAGGTGGAGCGGTTGGAGCTGATGTTTATTTTGAAGACGAGTTTCAAGGTGAGGAGTTTGCTAAAGCGGAAGGTGACGAAAGTTATCAAGATTGGCTTATAACAGAAACATATCAAAAGGGTGATGTTGTCAAAGTGGTTCCATACGATAACGACTCAGACCTTAATCCAATAGATATATATGTATGTTTGAATAATGAAGTTAGATCTAACCCTATACATGACTCAGAAAACTGGGCCCTAGATGATTGCGATAGAACATTGTGCGGTTGTAGGTTGAGATTCTCAGATTTAGCTACAGGGGCCGGAGGCGGATCAAGATCCTCTAATGAGGGGCTGCACGTAGAGTCAAAAGATGGACTTCCGTTTGGAGGTTTCCCTGGAGTTGACCCTTATGAATTTAAGTAAATGTTTGAAGAAAGTATCATAGTTCATGCAGAAGGTAACCCAGAAGAAGAGGTGTGCGGATTTGTTTTGCTTCATAAAGATTTAACTGTATCAGTTGAGCCCGCAATAAATGAACATTCGGCGCCAAGAGATTGCTTTACGATATCGCCAAAAAGCTTCATAAAACATTCTATAGACAAAACAATAGTAGGAATATACCACTCTCATCCAAGGAGCAACGAGAGGCCTTCTCCGCCAGATATAGCTATGTCTGAGGAAATGGGTATTCCTTATTTAATCTACAGCGTAATAACCAAGAAGTTTTTTCTTTATTACCCCGAAAGCTATGAGCCAGAAAAGCTTACTGGAAAACCCTACATCAAGGGTTTCTTTGAATGCACCTGTTTACTTAAAGACTATTTCAAAAAAGAACTAAACATAAACATATCCAAATGGAATGAAAACTATTGGCTTCCAAAAGAAGATAAAGATGCGAATAAACTATTAATAAATATATTAAATAAGAATTTAAATAAAATAGAGGATAAAAAAATACAAAAACATGATGTAATAGTGTTTAAGGTTGGGCGTAATGATAGGTGTCACGTTGGTGTATATTGCGGTGATGATTATTTCATACATCAGGCTGATAAAATTTTATCAAGAAAGGAATTACTTGATCACCGTTGGCAAGCAAAAATAAAAGAAGTGTACAGGCACTCATCGTTAGTGTAAATATACACAAGGAAAAAGGATGAAAAAGGTATTTTTACACGGAGAGCTCGGCAAGGAGTTTGGGAGGGAGTGGAATTTAGATGTTAAATCTGCTTCTGAGGCTTTGTCTGCCCTGTTTGCCAATAACAGTTCAATAGAAGTTTACCTAAACAAAAAGCAGCAGGATGACGTATTTTACGGGGTAAGAAGTGGGAGATCTAAGTCATTTCTTACGAGTGAAGAAATGAGCGCAAGGACTAATGAAGATTTCCACCTGTTCCCAATACCTCTTGGCTCTGGGGGGGCGGTGGTTGGATTATTGGTGACCGCAGCAACCACTGCCGCTAGCATGTACGTTTCTAAGAAAATGGCTGAAGCTATGCAGAGGGAGGATAAAACTGTAAAAGCTCAGACTCAATCATTTTTATTTAACGGTAGTGAGAATAGATACGAGCAGGGGGCAACCGTTCCTTTAGGTTATGGAAGAATGAAGGTTGGAAGTAATACTATATCTGCTTGTAATGTCAATTACGATTACGACTCAGACAAGGGAGATATATTTAATTTCACAAGCGGACTTTATAGTTTAATACCAACGTACAGCAAATACTACAATGACGAATACGGACCACTTGGTTCTTCTTTTCATGTTAATCAATTCGATGGTAGTAGCAAATTTAAAACTGCAGATCCTGCTTATTTATTTTTGAAAACAGCTCCATCATTGAATACATTCGGTTCAAACGATGGATCATATGGTCAGTATGAAGATGCGGCAGCACAACAAGATAGGTATGTTACTCAAGATAGTAAAAACGGTAATGCTATTGGTGGGTACATGTATTATGAGTATAATTATTTTAAAGGTTTAAATAAGTCACTACTTGGAAATGCTCAAGCTAATGGTAATTGGTTTCAGGATTCGAATATTTTAGACAATACATTGGCGGTTTCGTCGGCGGCTGCAATAAAGAGTTCGTTAGTATGCCTTCAGTCAAGCCCAATAGCTGGAAATGAAGAAAAAGTTTTTTACCCAATAATGTTTGCCGATGGCGAGCTTACTAGTGCAAGAAATCCTATAGATAGGAACAATCAGGGTTTTGCTCCAATACAGGTTGGAGAAAGGTGGAAGGGGGCAGATAAGAATAATGGAGTAGGTTGGTTTAAGTTAGAATCCGCTTCAGTTTACAAGGCCGTGGACTTAGTGTGTGAGGGACCTATTGATGGTTTTTCAGACAACAATGGGGATACATTAAAGTTTCGCAAAGAACTAGAGAGAAACGACGATCCAGCTTTAATGAGAAACAGTATGGATGACTACCTGCAAGGGGTATACTTGAATGACGACCAAGCTAAGGAAGTCAATCATGCGACAAATTTAGATTCTTACAATATAAACGAATTCGATATAGACATAGGTATGAATAAGGATGGTCTAATTGGGTCAAACGATCAATCTTTACTGGAACCTCAGTATTTGTTTACAGCAAATACTAAGGACATAAACGCTCCGCTGTATGGGCCAAGATCAATTAATCAAGGAGCTATAATTACAGAGCAAAGCGATATAGGTCCATTCAAGCAAAACAAAACCTACAAGTTAGGGGAATTGGTATCTTATCAGGATGACGGTCAATCTTATAATTATAAATTAAGCAATAGTTTGTCGAATAAATTTTCAAAAAATGAGGACTATAACTATGCGGCAGATGATGTCAAGATAGTTTACGAAGAGAATGGAGATAGTAAGACTTTTTATGCTGCCACGCAATTAATAAACGAATATAATGCATTCGACGGAGGTTATGTGGACATTGAAAACGATAATTATTATCTACCTGGGGATAAGATAAAGTCAGAAAGTTTCTTGGGGGGTGTTGAATACTACGAAATGGGCCCTGATTCTGAGAAATTTTTAGGCGTATTTGATTACAAAAAAACTTACGCTGGCCTCAATGGATATGTAATAATGAAATCTCAGGGCGACGTAAATTCTACATCTCCCATATATAAAATAACTGGAGATTACAACCCCGCCGAGAATGACTCGATAGGGGAATTTGCTAAATTATTAATGCACAAATATAGAGACGAAAACAATCAAGAAAAAATTGTTTCTAACGATCCAATATATATATTAAAAAACACAGAAGATGAAGATTTGGCGGGAAATAGAATTATAGGGGATGAGCAGGATATTACTCCATCCACATCTAATTTGTGGCAGTCTATAGTTATAACATCCCCTCAGGATGAAATTAAGAATGGACCTATAGGTCCGGGCAGCCAAGGCGATAAATATGATGGAGATTTAAATTTGTTTAAATTTGCAAATAACGATTCAGTTGAATTAGTAAAGTCTCAAGAGGAGGAGTATTATGTAGCCCACTCTATAATTAATCCATTAGTTGAGGAGGTTTATGTTTCGCTACAGATTGACGAATTAGCTTACATATATGAAGGTGACGAGCTCAACGTGACATACAAACCTGGAGCATTAATGGGTGCCCTTTTTGGATTGATGATAGTTGCCGAAGATGCTACTGCTGTGGCTGGTGGTATTTTGGCAGCTATAGGTTTACCTACTGAGCCCGGAGCTAAAGTAATGGGAGGCAAGGAAATGGCAAAAGCATTAGCTAAGATAGCGGCGGTAACGACGTTGGGAGCTGTATTAGGAAACAATACAAAATTTAAAATAGGAACAAAAGTAGAAAACTCAGGAGAGACCTGGCCTAATAGGGCAAGATTTAGAATTAAATATGGCAACCAAGGAGAATCCCAATATTCAACAGATGTATACATTTATGGGGTAGCTACGTCGCCATATAGGAAAGATGTAAAAATTTATCTACCACCAAATCCCTCCGCAAAAGACCGATCAATAAAAGTATACAAACTAAACAGGGAAAGGAACCCAGTAAAAGAAGGAGAGCAATCTGCAAGATACAAAGAGAAAATGCTACTAGCTGGAATAACGGAAATTTCACCAGTACAGTTGAGTTATCCTAATTCAGTTGTTATAGGAACAAGGATTAACGCAAAAGATGTTCCATCAATACCTAAAAGAAATTACAATTTAAAATTAAAAAAACTAGCGATACCCTCAAACTATAATCCGGATACAAGAATATACGATGGAAGTTGGAATGGGCTATTTAGGGGCCAATCCTCAAGCAGTGATCAAGTTCCTGATGCAGCTAAAGAATGGACCGACAATCCGGCTTGGTGTTTGTATGATTTAATATCAAGCAAGAGATACGGGGTTGGTAAGTTTGGGGTAAGGCCTGAGAATATAGACAGGTGGACCCTTTATAGAATTGCTAAATATTGCGACGAGTTTGTTCCGACTGGTTATAGCTCAAAATACAAGCAGAGAGCGTTTAAGCTATATGGAGATAGAACTATAAAAATAGACCCTACAGAAAACTTAGATATTGCAAAATTCAATAAAGAGTTTAACCATCCGAATAAGAGGTTGGCTATATATTATGATAATAACAAGTATGAATCAATAAAGATAAATGGGACTTCAAATTCTGGAAACGAAGTAAGGCTAGAAATTAATCCATCTTTAGATTTTGGTAAATGCGCAGTAGAAATAGATTACCCTCTTGTGGAGCCTAGATATACTATTAATGCTTTTTTAATGAATTCCGATAATGCGTTTAAATTAATAAATGAATTTGCGGCAATTTTTAGAGCATTTGCATATTGGTCTGGTGGGGCAATTAATTTCTTTCAAGACGAAAAGAAGGATTCAGTGATGCTTTTCGCTAACAACAACATATCTAAGGATGGATTCTCTTATTCAAATACTCCAAAAACCAGTAGGACAAATTCGTGCAAGATAAAATATGTCGATAGGTTTAATAATTTTAAATCAAAGATAGAATATTCCGAGGAAAGGGCGTCGGTGCAGAAAAATGGAATAATAGAGCAGACAATAGATGGTTTTGGGATAACTTCTCAAGGGCAAGCCAAGAGAGCTGCTGATTTTGTCGTCAAAAGCGCCAACATGGAGTCAGAGATATTATCTTTTACGACTAGTTCAATCGGGTCTTATTTGAAACCGGGGGACGTGATAGACGTACTAGATAATAAGAGGACTATAGGAAGGTTTGCAGGCAAGATAACGGACATATCAATATACGGAGACGGTAAGTCTGCTGAGATATCAATAGATTACCCAATCAATGCAATTATTGAAAAAGACGAAAAGGATACATGGAAAAATATAACATTATATAATATATCTGGAAATGAAACTATAAAATCTCTGGATGAGAAAATTAAGCCAAGCGACCAAGAGATATCAAACATGAGATCCTCTCAGATAAAAACATTTACAGCCGCAAGCCTTTACGGGGATGATCAGAAGTTATTATTAGTAAGTAATCCATATAGTTTTATTTCAGGAGAGTATACTTGGAGGGAGGCAAAAGAAGACGCACTAGATAGGGGTGGAAGGTTGGCCACAATTACCAATGATACTGATCAGTTATTAATGCAATCAACCATTGAGTCTGGGCAAACTGGATGGATAGGTGGGTATTTCATAGATTTACCTCCGCCTCCTAGATTCATATGGGACCAGCCTGAAGCTTGCAATACTGATGAAATATCTTTCTATAGTTGGGCTGAAGGTTTTCCAAAAATAGGAGACTCTCTTCAAGACCATGAAGATCAAACCATAGTGACAGACTGTGATGAATTTGAAATAATGACAGACCCGCCAGATGGTTTTGGTAATTTTATAGCTGCAAGTGGGTCTGAAGATAATTCAATTAATGGAGATTGGGTAACGCTATCAGGAGTTAGTAAAATAGGATACATATTAGAGAGAGAGAGTGATGATTCTCTTTTCTCTTTAAAAGATGTCAAGGGTTCGACATTTATGATGGAAGACTCGGTAAACCTTGCTAAACCTAAGCAATTTAAAGTTGTAAACATAACAGAATCATCGAATGGAATTTTTGAAGTTAGGGGGCTAGAATACAATAAAGAAAAATTTGACAACATAGAAAAAAATATGTCGATAAAACATCCAGAATCTCCTGTTATTTTTACAGAAAGCGTCCTAGATGCACCCTCAGAAATAACCATTGAGATATTGAGCGAGGATGTATCCAGGAAAATACCATACGGACTTAAGCTTTCGTGGAACACCGTGTTGTCTGCAGCAAGTTACAAGATTCAGTTTTTTAATGGAAATATATTGATATCTACATTTGAAATACCAAATGATAAGGGGGTTGAGGTAAATTCTTATAGTTATAGAAATGAAGCAATTAAGGAAGATGGTAATTATTACGGGAGAGTATACTCTGTAGTTTCATAATGTCATTCTCAAATTCCAGAACAGTAAAGGTGCCATTGTCGGACCCAATCCCGAAATACGGAAAAACTTTTAGGGTATCTAATATTTATTTAAATTCTTCAAGCCAGAAACAGAGGGTAAATGATCTAAGCCCATCTTCATCTCAGACATCTTATTACAGTCAAGACTTCGAGAATAAATACCTATCAGTGGGTTGGAGCGTAATAGATCCTAGAAGCGACTACGAGTACAAGGTAAGCGCAGATATAGAAAGTAATAAATATATAAGCGGTTTTAATGTAGATATATATAAAAATTATGGAGAATTAACTGGACAAAATGCAATAGATAACGGTGAGAAAGTATTTTCAGCAACTGGAATAAAAAATAATTCTATAGAATAT